CTGGTGCTTCAGTCACCGCAACCACTGCTGCCAACTTTGAATGAATTGGAGTTGTAAAACCTTGCTATATGCTGGAAAGCCCTTAGAGCTAAACATACCGACTGCCAAGTCATTAGGTGAAAATTGTTTAGATTGGGTAATCAGCAGGGAAGTGGTGGCTCACCCCTCAACGACTACACGCAAAGGCGTTATTATAACGAAGATATAGTCTGGACTCATGTGAGAGCATGAGAAATAGTTAGAAATAGCTATTCGCCTTGTATAAGGTCATAAAAGTAACAGGACGATTCCCGAGATTTGGACTGACGGAGTTAAGGCATACATAGAACGCAACCTTGTGTTCGAACAATGTGTGGATACTTCTTTGAATGGTCTGGTCAAAGGTAGGGGTGATGTGTTTCATATCCCGAAATTGGCAGAGGTAAGTGACGCAGCTAAAGCAGCGGAAACTATCGTAACATACGCAGCATCAACGCATGCAAAGTCCGATCTAACCATCGACCAGCATCGTTATGCCGCAAAATTAGTAGAGGACATAGCGAGTGTCCAATCCATACCGGGTCTTTTTGAAAAAGAAGTATCTGGCATGGGTTACGCTTTAGCTAAGACTTATGATGCTCAATGGGCGTTTTCATAGGTAACTATGATCATTATGATTGCGGAAAAAATCTGGAAACCTAAATCAATAGATATGGTAATCAGACCTGAAGGCAAAAGCCAGGGGCAGAGACTAGAGAATGAGATAATTTCTCCAAGACTCCGCAACATCCTTTATAGGATGAATAGATAGTCCGATACTCCGTTGAAAAGCGGAGAGTGTGGATAAAGAGCCACACATTAACAAAATGTACATCGAATCAAAAGTCGAAGCAGCTACTACTAATAGTACAGCTCTTGGAACAGACAATGTAATCACAGCAGCAGAAATTCGTGGGGGCATGAAAACCCTTATGGAATCTGATGTAGACACTAATCAGTGTCATTTCGTTGTTTCTCCAGCGCTTTACACCGCAATGCTCGGAATCTCAGATTTCGTGGATGCTTCTAAAATGGGCGCAGGCCCATCTGGATTGTTGAATGGACAAATTGGGATGCTTTACGGCATGCCGGTTCTGCACTCAACAGTCATGGGATCATCAGCCTCTACAGGCGTGGAAGTGGGATACATTTTCCACCCCAGCGCGGTAAGCGCAGCTCGACAGTTAGAACCGAGAGTTCAATCAGAGTATTCTGTTGACTTTCTTGGAACTAAAGTCGTAGCAGACATGCTCTACGGAGCAGTTACAGTTTTTGAGGGAAGAATTCAAGAATTCAAGAATCCTTAATTCTTAATCATTAACAAAATAGGAACAAAATGGGGGGTGTTTTTCATCCCCCATTCCTTAATTATGTTCAGAACATACGATTATAAATGTAAAAATTGTGAAAAAGTCTTTGAATCCATGACTAAAGTGGATGAAAAGGCTCAGTGCGCTTGTGGATCTACCGATTTGAAACGGCTTATGGGCGCACCTTTATTTGAGTTAAAGGGTAATGGTTGGCCTGGAAAAGAGTTTAAGGCTCAATCCGACTGCAAACGCATGGCTAATGGTCAAAATATATAAGTGTAGTCTAAACCTCTTTAATTGAAGTCTATTAACAGGGGAACTTAAATGGCTAATTACAATTCAGATTATACTGGAGCGCAAATTGACAGCGCAGTATCCAGAGCAAATTCAACCGATGTAACCGCAGGAACAATCGCAGCAAGTAAGGCAGTTGTTGTTGATTCCAACAAAGATATAACAGGATTTAGACACATTACTGCTACTGGTACGGTTACAGCAGCAAATGTATCACTCACAGGAAATGTAGATTTAGGTGATGCCAGCGGCGATACGGTCACGATCACAGGGTCTATTGACTCCAATCTAATACCAGCAACAGACGATACTTATGATATAGGTTCAGCGACCTACGCCTGGCAAGATTTATACTTAGAAGGTGACATTACATTCTCAGATGCGGGAACTCTTTCCACTACAGCTGGGGACTTGACAATCAATGCCGGATCAGGTGAGATACAATTTGGAAATGAAAATTTAACAACCACAGGAACAATCGACAGTGGAAGTCAGGCAGTCACAGGCAATGTAGTCGCAAGTGGGACAGTTTCTGCGGAACAGCTCACAAGTTCAGATGATCTAACAGTTTCTGGCCTTGCTACCATCGGTGAGACTCTTGGGGTGACAGGCGTAGCTACTTTTACAGCGCAATCAGTACACAATGGAGGATTGAGTACAGGCGCTTTAGTTTTAAACGATGGTTCAATTACAGATACAAGTGGAACTATAGATTTTGGGGATGAAAATCTTACAACTACAGGCACTTTAAGTGCTGGCGTAATCACAGGCACAGGCTTTACCATCGGTAGTGCCGCTATTATTGAATCAGAATTAGAAACCATAGATGGTGTTGTGGCTGGAGCGGTAGCCGCAAGTAAGGCTGTTGTTGTGGATTCTAATAAAGATATTGGAACATTTAGGAATCTCACGATAGACGGAGTATTCACAGATGGTAACTACACATTCGACACAAGCGGAAATGTTAGTGGTCTTGGCACTGTTGGGTCTGGAGCGATTACTTCATCCAGCACTGTCCAGGGAACAGTTATTACAGCAACAACTGGTTTTGCGCCTGACGCGCAGGATGGCGCTTATTTAGGTACTTCCTCATTACAATTTAGTGATTTATTTTTAGCAGATGGAGCAGTTGTCGCTTTTGGCGATGATGGAGATGTTACCTTAACTCATGTAGCAGATACTGGCTTATTATTAACTGACGATTCTGGTGTAGGCACAACTCAATTACAATTTGGTGACTCAGGAACATACATTTATCAGAAAGCCGATGGGCATTTAGGGCTTGTTGGTGATACAGAAATTGATTTATCAGCTACCACAATAGATATTAATGGTGCGGTAGCTTTCGATGGCGCATTAACAGGCATAACTAATATTACTTTATCTGGTACTTTATCAGATGGCATTTATACTTTTGACACAAGCGGAAATGTTTCGGGATTAGGCACTATTGGATCTGGAGCAATCACAGCTACAGGCACAAGCTCCTTTGCTACGGCTGTTCAAACACCTTTAATAGAATATACAGATGGAGACGATGCTATCACAATCGCTGATGGCGGTGGAATTACAGCAGCCGCAGGGATTACTTCTACAGCGGCGGCGAATACCTTTGGTGCATCTTCATTTAACGATGCGGCGATTACCAACGTAAGCGACATAGCCCTGGATTCCATTAGTGCAGATACGACTGATATTAATATAGCTGTATCCGATAACTCGGCAACAGCATTAACTATAAAACAAGGATCCGACGCATATCTAATAGTCGATACGGCAGACAGTAGCGAATCGGTTTCAATCGGGACTGGTATTTCTGGAACGGCAATCTCTATAGGACATGGGACTTCCGAGACAACGGTAAACGATAATCTTACAGTAACAGGGAATCTCACCGTATCGGGGACAACCACTCAAGTCGACAGTAGCACACTTACAATCGGCGACACTTTAATAAAATTAGGCCAAGCCTATACTGGCAGCGCTTATGACCAGGGGATCGTATTTACCAGGGGCGATGGGGCGAGTAGTAATACGCAAAACGTGGCCTTTATCTGGGATGAATCTGCTGATACTTTCGCAGCAATTAAAGCTGCAACAGAAGCAGGGACAACCTCTGGGAATGTTACTATAACGGATTACTTCCCGCTAAGAGTCGGCGCTTTAACGGCTGACGATGCTTCAACTTTTACAAGTACAATTTCAACAGCTTCAGGCTCAACTATTGGTAATCTTACTTTAGCAGACGGCTCAATTACAGACTCGGGTGGTGCATTGGACTTTGGGGATGAGAACCTCTCAACAAGTGGAACTTTCTCAGCCGGAGCAGGAACACTCACAAGCCTGACACTTACGGAAGGCAACATCACAAATGCAGGGGACATCAATGCTGATTCATTGAGTGTGGATGACTCTGCTGTTGGATTGAATATTGACTTTGGTGGAGCAACTACATTGAACAAGATCAGTCTGACAGACAATCTTGCCGATGCATTGAACATCACTGAATCTTCAAACTCTTATGTGAAATTTGTGACCTCTAACTCCAGTGAAAAAATTGTGATCAGCAAAGCATTGGACATTGATGCAGTTTCTGATTTTGGAAGCAATGCAATGACAAATGTGAATATTGATTCTGGGACTATTAATGGGATCACAGATTTGGCAGTGGTAGATGGTGGAACTGGAGCAAGTGACAGCAATTTCT